TGTCCGGCCGGTCGGGGGTCTCAGAAAAAACGGGCATGGGGGCGCGTGTCCTTTCTCAGCGGTGCAGGGTGGCGACGAATGGGAGCAGACCGACCAGGGCGCCCGTCAGGGCGTGGTTGGTGAAGGCGACGAACATGCGGCGACGGGTGCTCATGGCTGACCGCCCTCGCGGTTGCGGAACTCGGCGGTCTGGTCGCGCAGCCGGGCGCGGAGGTCGTCGAGGGCGGGAGGCTCGACCGGCTCGGCGTCGCGCGCGCGGTCTGTAGTTGAGGCAGGGACTTCATCGCGGCCGGTTACTAGTGACGGTTTGGGTGACACTGGCGTCACCCCCCCCGGTGACACTGGCGTCACCCCCTCCCCCTGTTTCGGGGACCGGGTGACACTGGCGTCACCCGGTTTATCCACAGGGCCAGCGACGGGCAGACGGGCCTGTCGGCCGGACCGCTTCCGGGTGTCACGGTGCGCCATTGTCCGGTCGCACCAGGGCGGGCAGGTGACCCGCACGACGTACCTGTTCGGCCGGGTGTAGTCGTCCCAGTCGGCCAGCCCGCCGCCCTGCACGAACCGTTCCAGTTCGCCCGTGCCAACCAGGGTGTCGAGGGCGCGCTGGACGCTGCGCTCTGACGTGTTGGCGTAGCGGGCCAGGGTCTCCACGGACGGCCAGGCGCCGCCGTCGCCGTGGTGGTTGGCGATCCCGAGCAGGACCAGTTTCGCGGTCCCTCGGGCCTTCGAGTGGTGCAGCACGATTGACAGGGCCTCGACGCTCACGAGCGACCCCCCAGCGGGCAGCGAACCAGGGCCTCGCAGCCGAGGCAGTGGAACACGGCAGACGGGTCGGGCTGGGCGGGCAGGGTCGCCGCCAGGGCGCCGCAGCAGTGGCACCAGACCTCGACCCAGTGACGCGGCGACGTCACGACGCCCGGCCCAGCAGCCGGGCGACCTCGGACCGCTCGATCAAGTGCCGACGAGCGTGAGGCGGCCGGACCGACGTCAGAGTGCCCTGGGCGATCCATGACCGGATCGTCGGAACCGAGACCCGCAACGCCTGGGCGGCCTCGGGGATGGTCAGGGGCGCCTGGTCGACGACGTCGACGGCCGGGCGTGTCGCGGCGGATTCGGTGCGTTTCGTCATAGGACGAACCGTAAAGGAAGGTCATCTATCGCGCTAGCAGCCACGCTGACCAATTATCAACTAAGCGCGCTGACCAGGGCTTATCGTGTCCAGCATGACGAACGCGAACGAGACCGTCTCGGCGGTGGTGCGGGCCTGCATGGGCCTCACGGGGGACAACCAAGACGACGTCGCACGGGTACTCGGGCTGACCCGACCAGCCGTGACAGCACGGCTAGCCGGGCGCACCCGATGGACGGTGATCGAGTTAGAACTACTCGGCGCGCACTACGGGGTAGAGCCCGCCGCCTTCCTCGACCTGAGCAGGCTCGGCCTGCTCGTCAACCTTCCCGGCGATGAGCGCCGCCGCCCGACGGGCTGACAGCACGCCGAGCCGACTCGGTCGCCGGGACGCCGAGCAGGGCGACGAGCAGGGCGACCCACAGGGGCGCGAACTCGGCCGCCACGATGCCGTAGGCGACGAGCAGGGCGACCAGGGCGATCCCCACGCCGTACAGGTACAGCCGGACGGGCTCAGAGGCCCGCAGGTGGCTCAGAAACGCGATCATGCAACCAATCACTTTCTCTACGGTTCGGCACGCCCATGACGGCGGCCGAGAGGGCGTCCACGCGGCCCTCGACGCGTGCCACCCGTTGCGGGAGGTCTGTCAGCCGGGCGAGGTCGAACTGGATCGACCGGACCTGGTCGGGCAGCCCCGAGAGGTCCTGGGCGGTCGTCTCGGCCGTTTTCCGGGTCGCCACGGCCTCACGCACCAGCCGGTCGAAGTGCGGCCGCAGGATGCGCCAGCCCAGGGCGAACAGCACGCCCAGGGCCAGCACATACGACGCAGCTTCTTTGACGACCGTCCCGATCGTGCGCGCCGACGGTGCCTCGGCGGCGAGCGCGACCAGGTCGACGATCACTTGGCGCGCAGCAGCGCCACGACCTCGCGCAACTGCGCCTCGACGGCGGCCAGCCGGGCGTCGGTCTCACGGGCGCGGCGGTAGGCCGCCTGGGCGAATCCCCGGGCCTGGTTGAGCGTCTGACCGACGGTGAGGGCGTCGCCCTTCTCGTCGTGCTCGGGGTCCCACTTGGCGATCTTGTCGTGGGTCTGCATTTCGTCTCCCTCGTTTGTCGGTGCGGTGGCGGGGTGGTCGGCCGCGTCGAACGCGTGATGCGCGAGCGCGGCCAGGACGGCGGGACCGGGGCACTCGGTCCCGCCGCCTGGTCTGATCTGCCCGTGCCCGACCAGGCGGCGGGCGTGGGGGTAGAGCCGTTGGAGGTCGGCGACGACCAGGCGGACGGCGTCGATCATGGCCGGGCTCGGGTGCTCGCCCTCGACGAGCACGAGCAGCACGGCCGCATAGCGGCGGTTCACGTCCTGGTCGCCGTTGGCGCCGGACTGGGTCGTCAGACCGCGCAGCGTCCAGACCCGGCCCCATTGGTCGACCGCGATCTGATAGGCGATGTCGGACCAGCCACGGCCGTCCATGTGGAAGTCCTGCCAGCCGCGCAGGGCCCTCGGAACAGCCGCCTTGGAAATCGGCCGGCTTGTGGTCGCCCCGGGCCAGTGGAAGGCGATCCCCTCGACCCGGGAGGCGACCAGGGCGCCCGGGCCGGGCCTCGACGGGCGGGCGTTCCAGGCGGACCTCGGGAGGTACGTCGCGGCGCTCATCAGTCGGCCACCAGCAGAGCGCCGCCGAACCGGGCCGCGTTGTCTGCGCCGTAGTCGACGGTCCCGATGACGTTCAGGTTCGCGCCCGCCGTGTGGAACGCCTGGACCTTGATCCGGTCGCCCGCGTTGCAGTGCAGCACCGCTGACGCCTGCATGCGCGGGTCGAGCCCGGACGGGGCCGTCTGCGCCGTGCCGGGAATCTCGAAAAACACGCTGACCGAGGTCGCCCGCCAGAGCGCGAGGTAGCGGGCGCCGACGGTCGACGACTGCCAGAACGCGTTCGCGGTGAACAGCCAGAGACCCGCGACGGGCACGGTGTAGACGCCCGCCGCCGGGTCGAGGTTGCCGCCCCGGTCGGTGACCTCGGTGAGCCCGTTCAGGGTCGTCCAGACGGCGTTCGCGACCGCCTTGTTTGCGGGCAGGTAGGACGCGAACCCGAGGGGCGCGCCCATCGCGTCGTCGACGCCCTCGGCGAGCGCCTGCATGGCGGCCGCGCCGTTCGTGACCAGGTCGGAGGGCTCGGGATACGGGATTGCCCGGTTCGGAGTGGTGCCCATCTAGGTTGTCCTTTCAAATTGTTGTGTGAGAGGCGTTTTGAGCGACCTACGGGTTGTCGGGGTATGACGTCCAGGTCGGAACGCGGGCGTCGCCGCCGTCGCGGGTCTCGCCCGGGCCGAGGTGCCACCATTTCTGGTCGGTCGGGACGTCGAGCCAGCGATAGACGCCCGAGGTCGTCGGCGGGTCGAACCAGGCGGCCGAGCCAAACCAGGTCAGCGGGTCGCCCCGGTCGTCGACGGTCGCCTGGGCCCAGGTCAGCGTCGGGTTGACGTCCTGCCAGCGCAGCGGGGCGCCCGTGCGCCCGGCGTCGCTCAGGTAGACGGTCATGCGCCAGTTGTGCCGGTCCACGGTGACCTCGACGCCCTCGACGTACAGCCAGCGCGAGTAGGGCGCCTGGGCGGGCAGCCCGGCGACCTCGATCAAGTCCCCGACGTCGGCGACGACCAGGGCGGCCGCCTTGTCGGTCGGGATCGAGCGCAGCACGTCGAGGTCTAGCCGGTCGAGCGTCCAGACCGGCCGCGAGTTGCGGGCGACGATCAACTGGGCGACCCGCTGGGCGTCGGTCAGGTAGAGCAGTTGCGAGTCCCAGCCGGTCGCATACTCGCCGTAGAGCGCGATCGAGTCGGGATCCTCCACGGTGACCTCGTGGCGGTCGCCCTCGGGCCCATAGGTGATCGTCAGGCGGTTGACGAGCCCGTTCAGCGACCTCGACCAGTGCGCGGTTCTGGCGACCTCGGACGCGGTCAGGGTCACGATCGGTTCCCGGTTGCGGCGCCCGTCGACGGTCTCCCAAATCAACCCGGAGTCGTCGAGCGCCTCGAACAGCAGCGCGCCCGAGTCGGCCGCGTAGCCGTCGAGCAGGGCGACCGGGTCGGACCTGTCGATGTCGGCGGCCGCCAGTTTCGCGGTCTCGACGCCCCGGACCGTCACGGTCGTATCGAACGGGTAGAACGTGCGCGGGTACTGGGCGGCGATCGGCTGCATGATCGGCGCCAGCCGCCCGGGGCCCGTGTCGCCGCCGCTGAACGGCTGGGCGCCGATCCGCAGGTTCGAGACCCGGGCCCGGACGCCGGTCGCGGTGACCCGCACGACGCCGACCAGGCGGGGCTCGGCCTCGACGTCGCCGGGCGCCTGGACGCGGCGAAACTCTAGGTCGAGGTCGGTCACCCAGTACGGCGCCCGTTGGAGGTCGTTGACGTTCACGCCCCAGTCCATGACGGCAGTCGTCAGCGAACAGCCGACCCGGTCGCCGATCCGCAGCACGTCGGCCGGGAACTCGTCGACGAGATAGGTCCAGGTGATCGAGGCGGCCTGGAACGTGTCAGCGGCGCCCGTGCGGCCGCCCTGGAATCGCAGCGGCTCGACGAAATGCCGGGCGTCCCAGGCGGCGTTCGGGCGGGTCTCGCCGGGCGTCTGACGAACGAGCTGAAACGCGCCCCGGTCGTCGTCGAGGCGCCGGTAGACGAGTGAACGGGCCTTGTCGGGCATCGGTCAGCGCCTCTCGAACGCCGGGGCCGAGCCGAGCCGGGTCGCGTTCTGCCGCAGGGCGCGTTCCAGTTGCGAGAGAACCCGAGGGTCGAACAGCCCGCCGTCCACGGTGACCTCGACCGGGAACGATCGGGCGTCGACGTACTGGACGCTACGGCCGCCCGTGATGACGTCGGCCAGGTCGAGCGCGGACCCGGCCGCCGCCGTCGACAGCCCGGGCCCGACGGTCAGGGCCGGGCCGGTGACCAGGGTCCGGGTCCCGGTCGTCAGCGGCGAGACCATCTCGGTCAGCGGCCCAGCGGCGAACAGCCCGCCGAGTTTCCCGAGGTACTTCGCCGGGTTGAGCGCGGCCAGCGACCGAACCTTGTCGATCAACCAGCCGATGTAGGACCCGGCCCGCCCGACCATGTCGACCAGGCGGGCGATCGTGTTGATCGTGAGGCTGATCGAGAACCCGGCGACCCGGAACGCGGCGCCGATGGTCTTACCCATGAGCACCCGCAGCGGGCCGGACGCCTCGATCACGCGGCCGATGAAGCGGACCAGGGTCGACAGCGATCCCGAGTTGGAGTGAACGGCCCCGGTCACTTGGCTGAACGCGGACCGGACGCCGCTCAGGATCGGCGTCACGGCGTTACGGATGCTCGGGGCGATCTTGTTCACGAACCAGCCCCACAGGTCGCGCAGGGCGGGCACCAGGCGGTCGCGGACGAACGCCCCGACCCGGTCGATGATCGGGCCGAACCGGGTCTGGAACTCGGCGCCCAGGCGGGCCGCGCCGGGGAGCAACTTTGCGTTGATCCACCCGAACAGGGTCGTCAGGATCGGCAGCAGCCGGGCGCCGACGGTCGCCTTCACGTTCTCGAAATTGGCGCGTAGCCGTTCCTGCTGACCGGCGAGCGTGTTCGACTCCCGGGCGAACGCGCCATGCGCCTTGGTGGTCTGCTCGGTCACCAGGGAAAGCACGGCCTGGGCCTGGGCCTGTTTCGCGGCCTTCCCGGTCAGCCCGTCGAGGCCCTGGGCGGCCAGCCGGGCAGAGATGTCGGACTGCTTGATAGAGACGCCGTAACGCTCGATCGGGTCGGTCTCGCCTTTCAGGACCGACGACAGCGCCTCGACGGCCTCTTTCGTCGACCCGCCGAACGTCGCCGCCAGGTCGGCGCCGGTCTTGATGAGGGTCCGGGACTTCGCGGCCGCCTTGTCGGTCGCGAACCCCATCCCGGACAACTGGGCGCCGATGATCGACGACAGTTCGGCGTACTCGGACCGGGCCAGCCCGACCGACGACGCGGAGGTCGCGGCCCAGGCTTTGACCCGCTTCGCCGACTTGCCGAACACGGAATCGAGGGCGCCGTAGGCCTGCTGTTGCCGCGACGCCGCGTCAACGGTGACCTTCGCGGCCCCGACGGCGGCCACGCCGACGGCGGCCAGCCCGAGGGCGGCCACCTTCCCGACCTTTGCCGCCCGGCCGCCGAACTTGCCCAGGCGCGACTCGGCCTGGTCGACGCCGCCTGTCTTGGCGTTGGTGACCAGGTCGACGCGCAGGGTAGCCGGGCGGCCCATGACGTCACTTCCTCTCGCGGTGCAGTTGGCGCACCATCTCGTCGAACTCGGCGCGGGTCAGGTCGAGCAGGTCGGCGGGCAGACAGCCCCAGGCGCGGGCGAGGATCACTCGCGCCCGGAGTCCGTAGGGTTTGCCGCGTCGGCCGCCTCCCGGGCGACGGCGCGGGCGTGCGCCTGGTCGTCGGTGTCGCCCTCGGGGATGCCCAGGGCGGTCAACAGTTCGGGGATGCGGAGACCCAGCCAGGCGTCGGGCTGAACCTTCGGGTCGCGGCGCCGGTCGAGCACCCAGCCGAGCCGGGCCATTGCCTCCCAGCGTTTCGGGCCGCCCTGCTCGATTTCGCCCAGCGGGTCGACGCCGATCTGTCGGGCGACAATGCCGACCTCGGCGACGGTGACGGCCTCGGTGAAGTCGTCGCCGACCTCGACGACGGGGACGATCGGGTCTGTCTGGTTGGTGCTCATGGTGTGCCCTCCATGTTTCTCAGTAGGTGCGCCCGTCGAGACGGGACGCGATCTTGTCGAGGTCGGCGAGGTATTCGCCGACCCACGTCGCTTCGGTCGCCTGGGCCGCGTCGACGACGAACGGATTCGCCTCGATCCCTCGGGCGGGCCAGCCCCAGTGGACCGGCCCGGCGTACGGGACCCGGGCGCCGCCGAACAGGACCGAGGCCCGCCCAGCGGCCCGCGACGCCCGGCCGGACCCGGCGAGCCGCCCCGACTTGTGGGGGGCCCGTCGAGCCGACTCGGCCGCCACGATCGACCCGGCCCGCTTGTTGGCGTCTTTCAGGTCGCCCAGGTCGTCGCCGATCTTGCGGAGGTCTCGACGCAGCCGGGCCAGCCCGACGACCGAGACGACGGGGGAGTCGGTCACAGGAAATCCTTTCGGCCGGCTGGGGGGGTCGAGGGCCGCTCGAGTGCAGCTGAACCGGAAAACGTCCGGTCAGACGGCCGGGGTCCAGGTCGGCGTTCCGATGACCGGGAACTCGGCCTCGGTCGTGTTGCGCGTGTTCACGGGGCCGCCGAACTCGACGGCGCGGACGGTCAGCGACCCGGACCAGGTCGGCGACGTCGCGGACGCCTCCCAGGAGAACGGGACCGCCTGCCCGGCGTTGTCGAAACAGAACTTGACGAACCCGGTCGGGTCGTCGAAGTCCTGAACGGCCTCGATCTTCAGGACCCAGGTCGTGACCTCGTCGGCGCCCTTCTGGTCGCCCGACAGGGTCTCGATCGGGTCGCCCTGCTCGTCGACCGACGGCACGAGCGACACGTTCGTCGCCTGGGACGCGAACGGCAGAGCGTCCAGGGTCAGGGTCCCGGTCTTCAGTTTGGACTCGGTAATCATGGGCGGGGGTCTCGCTTTCTCACTCGGTCGCCGCGGTCACGGCGTAGCAGGGCAGGGGGTCGCCGGTCAGGGTGTAGGTCCCGGGCTCAGCGGAGGTCAGGGCGACCTGGTCGGCGAGCAGCGCCAGGAGGTCATCGAGGGCCCGCCAGCAGTCCAGCCCGGCCGGGCCCCGGGCGATCACGGCCAGCCGCCAGGCGATCGAGGGGGTCCCGCCGAGCCGGTCCCAGGTCAGGCTCGGCGGGAGGATCAACACACAAGGCAGGTTCGCGGCCGCCTTCCTGGGATCGACGAACGTCCGGACGCCCGCCGCGTTCAGTTCGGCCGCGTACGCCTCGGCCTGGTCGACGGTGGACACGTCAGCCGATCCTGGGCGTCGCGTAGCGGCCGAGCCCGAGCAGCATCTGCACGTCCGGGTCGGTCCGCAGGATCGTCGCCGCGCCCAGTTCGCCGAACGTCGCGATCCCGGCCGGGGTGCCCTTGCGGGCGTAGAGCCGGGCCGTCAGCAGTAGGGCGCCCTTCACGACGTCATCGCCGGGCGTGAAGGTGAACACGTCCGGGATGCCGTCGGCGTCCGTGTCGGTGCCGACGAACAGGTCGGGGCGGGCCCGCTCGACGACGGCGCACGCCGCCTTGCGGGATGACTCGACGGCGGCCGCCTCGGTGCTGCCCTCGACGACGCTCAGGTCGTCGAGGGCAGCCGCCGCAGGCAGCCAGTCGTAAGGGCTGGGCATCGGTCAGGGCTCAGGCGGTCGCGTCGGTGTCGAGCACCCGCACGTCGGCGGCGTCCGGGACGGCGGCGGCCGTGTAGCCCCACAGGGCCAACTTCACGACGCCGGGGCCCTCGACCTCGGAGAACGAGAACTGCTGAACGGCGGACTCGAACCAGAGCACGCCCTCGGACCGCGCAATGACGGCCTTCGAGGCGGTGACCTTCGCGGCCCGGACCAGTTCGGCGTTCTCGACGCTCGCGCCGGTCCCGCCCGGCTTCCAGGTGCCGACCGCGTTCATCGGCCCGACGGCGGGCAGGTGCGGCCGCCCGGTGCCGTCGACGTCCTGGGCGAGCGCGGTCAGGAAGTCCGGCGAGCAGGCGACGAAGTCGGCGCCCTCGTCGTCGTCGTTGATGAAGGCGAGCAGTTCGGCCCTCAGCCCCATGATCGTGTTGACGCTGAGCACGTCGGCGGCGACGTCAGCGGCGATCATCGCGTTGACCATCTTCGCCTCGGTCAGCCCTCGGTAGTCCTTGACCATCTTCCGGAGCGCGATCCGGTCGAGGGCCGGGTTGGACGCGTCGATCAGTTCGCGGCTGATCCGGTAGGCGCCCGAGACGGCGCGGGGCTGGACCGGGGTCCCCGACAGCAGCAGGTCGCCCTCGGGGGCGTGCGCGGTGCCCTCGGTGTGGTCGGCGACGCCGGTGAAGTCCCCGACGTCGGGGATGTTGAACGGGGTCGCGTTGCTGATCGGGATGTTCGTCACGCGGCTGATGACCGGGCGGGCCCGGTCGATCATCGCCCGCATGAGGTCGGGGCGGTGCAGCGTCGGCACGACGTCCGGGGCGGTCGTGGTGGTCTCCACGGCGGCGGTCGTGATCGCCTGGACGGTCGCCAGGTTGCCGTCGGCGACCTGGGCGTTGAACCGACGGATCCGGTCGGCGGCCTCGTGGTCGCCGTCCATGCGGGCCA